CATGACCTCCACCCAACGCCACCACACCAGGCTCACCATCGCCACCCTCGCCATCATCATCGGGGCTGCGGGCGTGTGGACACAGCTCGGTCGAGACAGCCACCCCGCAGGCATGACCCACCAGTCCGGTACTGACGCTCGAGCGATCTTCGCCTACGCCGTCACCATCGTCCTCGGCGTCGCACTCATCGCCTACAGCAACCGGATACACACACCGGACAGCTGATGCCCGCCAAGAACCGTGGGCACTATGACGCCCGCTACCGCAGCGACGCAGCCAAGGTGCGGGCCGCAGCCAACCGTGACCCGCTCACACGCTGCTGGCGATGCGGGCTGACACTCGCCGAACACGCCGCACACAAGACCGGACGGCCACCCACATGGGACGCAGGCCACATCCACGACGGCGTACCCGGCTCACCGCTCATGCCAGAAGCGTCAACGTGCAACCGCACCGCCGGCGCACACCTCGGACACCAACGGCGCCGCATGACACTCACCACCAGCCGCCGATGGTGAGGGGCACCGTGACCACACCCACCAAAGTAAAGTGATCGGGCGCTGCGCAAACAGCCCCGATCGTGGACGACACCCCAGAGAGGGCGCCGACATGACCGATGCTACCTGCCTCTTCTGCGACCACTCACTTGACGGGCAAAGCAAGAAGTTCTGCACCACCTGCCTGCCGCCATTTGGGGAGTGGGGCAGCAAGGCCGAATACCATCTCCGATACGGCCAGTTGGCTGCGGCTGTGGGGCTGTACCCAAATGGGATGTCGAACGTGTGCCGTATCCCGTTTGACCATCCATCCAGATGGCCCGACTGCGTACAGTGCGGTGCCCGCTTCAAGCCGACCAGGGCAAATCAGAAGCGATGCGGCTCGAGGTCATGCAAGCTGCTGGACTGCAATTACGTGCCGGTAGAGCCAACGTCTCGCCAATGCCCTTGGTGCTACGAGGATTTCATGGCTAAAGGCAACCGCACCTACTGCTCGAAGAAGTGCCAGCAAGCGACGCTCATCCACGCTCGGACCTACTACTCGCCAAACAGCTGCTCCTTGCCGGTCTGCCTCACATGCAGGGGAGTGTTCGGAGCCCCCAAACTGGGGGCCTCCGGCATTACTCGGATGCACTACTGCCCGACATGCCGACCGCCAGTCTCAAACGGCGATACGCATTATCGTCGCCGAGCGTTGAAGAAGCGTCGGGCGGCACAGCAGCGCAGCGGGACTAAACCCACTGTCGCCAAACTCGCAGAGCGTGACGGCTGGCTCTGCCACATCTGCAACAAGCGCATCGACCCTGCACTCACCCGCACCCAGAACAAGTACAAGGCATCCGTCGACCACCTCATCCCACTCGCAGACAACGGGGACGACGAGATGAGTAACTGTCGCCTCGCCCACCTCCGCTGCAACAGCAAACGACAGACCGGCGGCACGACCCAACTCATGCTCATCGGCTGAACGACGAAGTCGGGTCTTTCTTTAACAACGGCCCGACAGAACCCCATCCGCAGCAACGCTCACATCTATATTCAGCAGCGATGGGGGGTCGGATGAGCATCGCTGAGGCCGCTGCCACCGATGACCGCAGGGCGACGCTGGTGGCGATGCGCGACAAGCTTGCCGCCGACATGGACGAGGCACCGGCGGCCGTGGTGGCGCAGATCGCCGGCCGGTTGGCAGCCATCCTCGAGGACATCGAATTGATGTCGGATGATCGCGAGGTGTCACCGTTCGATGAGCTCATGCGTCGACGTGCGGACCGGATCGCAGCTTCCGAGGGTGGCAAGTCTTCCGAACGCAGCGGGTGACTCCGGGTCCGAGGCGGTAGACCTCGCTGGTATCGCAGGCCTGAATCTGGACCCGTGGCAGCAGTGGTGTCTGACCAACTCGCTGTCGGGTGACGGCAGGTGGTCGGCGTTTGAGGTGGCGCTGATCGTGGCCCGCCAGAACGGCAAGGGGTCGATCCTCGAGGCGCGCCAGATATACGGGTTGTTCGTCCTGGGCGAGCGGTTGCAGGTTCACACGGCGCACGAGTTCAAAACCTGCTACGAGCACTTCCTGCGCGTTGTCGCATTGATCGAAGGGTGCCCGCATCTCGCCGCCCAGGTGCTCCGTGTCCGTCGTGGCGCTGGTGAGCAGGCGATCGAACTGAAGAACGGCTGCCGCCTGCGGTTTCTGGCGAGGTCGTCGGGTTCCGGTCGTGGCATGTCGGGCGATGTCGTCTACCTCGATGAAGCGTTCGCCTTGACGCCGCAGGTGATGGGAGCACTGTTGCCGACGTTGTCGGCTCGGGAGAACCCGCAGATCTGGTACACGTCATCTGCGCCGTTGCCTCACTCCACGGTGCTGCATCAGGTCGTGAAGCGTGGCCGTGATGGCGGCTCTGATCGCCTGATGTATGCCGAATGGTCGAACGATGTCGATGACGCCGACCCTGACGATGTCGATGCGTGGTACCGAGCGAACCCTGCGCTGGGTATCAGGATCACCGAGGAGTTCGTGCGTGCCGAACTCGACGCGATGCGGGAAATGCCCGAAGAGTTCGCACGTGAGCGACTCGGGGTTGTGTTCCCGCTGCTGTCGGACCGGCAGACAGTCAAGCTCCCCGCTGATGCGTGGGCTGAGTCGGTGACTGATTCGCCGCCCGAACCGGTACCGGGTCAGATCACTATCGCCTATGACGTGTCGCTTGACGGCGGCTGGGGTTCGATTGCGATTGCGGCCGCTGATCTCACTGCACCGTATGTGGAGCTGGTGGAGCACCGGGAGGGTTCCGGGTGGCTTGCCGGTCGGCTTGTGGAGTTGGTGGAGCGGTGGAATCCGATTGCTGTTGGTTGCAACGGTGCGGGCCCTGCCGGCGCCCAGGTGCAGACGGTGCGGGAGGCGTTCTCTCGTGCCGGGATCGAGCCGGATCTGTTGCGGCAGATGTCGGCGCCGGAGTACAAGCAGGCGTGCGGCGGTTTTTTCACTGATGTTGTGGAGGGCCGGCTGGTGCGTCCTGGCGGTCAGGGTCCGTTGGACCTGGCTGCTGGTGACGCTTCGGAGCGTCCGTTGGGTGATGCGTGGGCGTGGGATATCCGTTCGGCGACGGTGCCGATCTCGCCGCTTGTCGCGGTGACGATCGCTCGAGCGTTGCTGCCGTACGAGGCCGAAGGGAAACCCGACCCCATGTTGATGCTGCTGTGACGAAGGTGTTGCAGGTGCTGTGTCTGGTCGCAGCCCTGGTGGCTCTCGGCGTGTTGTGGAATGCGGCCGGCGCTGTGCTGGTCGGTGGTGTACTCGGAGCGGTTCTGCTCGAGCTTGACGATCTCCGAGGTGACTGATGGGTTTGTTCAGCATCCGTGAGGACCGTTCGCAGATACACGACGGGATCATCCCTGTGCGCGGGTCCGGCATGTACACGGCCGGGGTGGCGATCACTGCGGAGTCGGCGAACATGCACTCGGCTGTGTGGCGTGCGAAGAACGTGTACGTCGATCTGATCTCTACGTTGCCGGTGGCTGCGTTCCGTGACACGCAGGGTGTGCCGGTGTCGTTGCCGGCGCAGCCGTCGGTGGTGTCGTTGCCGTCGGTGTCGTGTGACCAGTTGTCGTGGATCGCGCAGGTTGTCGAGTCGCTGGTGATGCGCGGCAACGTGTGGGGTTACATCACGTCGACGGGTGCGAATGGGTGGCCGACGAACGTTGAGATTCTTCACCCTGACGCCGTGTCGCCTCGGTGGGACTGGCGGACGAGGACGCTTGAGGTGCGGGTGTTCGGCGAGCTTGTCGACATGTCCCGTGTCTGGCATCGGGCGACCAATGTTGTGGCTGGGTCGCCGATTGGTATGTCGACGTTGACCGCTGCTCGCACGGCGATCGGGACCGGGGTTGCCGCGCAGCGGTATGGCTCGGCGTGGTTCGATCAGGGTGGGGCGCCGTCGTCGCTGTTGTCGACCGACCAGGCGTTGACTGCTGAGCAGGCGATGGAGATGAAGCAGCGTTGGCAGGCGATGGTTTCCGATGGGTCTGTCGCTGTGTTGTCGCAGGGCATGGACTACAAGCCGGTGGCGTTGTCGCCGGCTGACGCCCAGTTCATTGAGTCGATGCAGGCGTCCGGTCAGGACATCGCACGGTTTTTCAAGTTGCCGCCGGAGGCGATCGGGTACGACTCGGGTGCGTCGATGACGTACTCGAATGTGGAATCGCAGTGGCTGAATCTGTTGATTGCGTCGCTGAATCCGGTGGTGACGGTGGTGGAGCGTGGCTGGTCTGACCTGTTGCCTCGTCCGCAGTACGTGCAGTTCAACCGTGACGCCCTGTTGAGGATGACAACGGTGGAGCGGTACAAGGCGCACGCACTTGCCACCGGTAACACCCCATGGAAGTCCGTCGATGAGGTCAGAGTCATTGAGGACATGTCGCCGCTGGGCGATGCGTTCGCTGTCCCTGCTGAAAGATCACAGCCTGCCGTCCAAGGCACCACGGAGAACGCATGACCGAGTATCGGCGCACAGATGACGGCGTGGAGGTCCCCGACCGGGAATCTCGCGCGCTCGCCAGAGTCGAGATCCGCATGGACGGCGACCGTCCCATGCTCGACGGCTACGCCACCGTGTACGACTACCGGTACGACGTGGCGGGTGGCCCGGAGAACGGCGGGTTCACTGAGCTGATCGCTCAGCGTGCCGCTGCGAAGTCAGCCGCTGAGGCTGATGTGCGGCTCCTGGTGAACCACGGCGGTCTGCCGTTGGCCCGCACGAAGTCGGGGACGATGGAACTCGTCTCTGACGATGTCGGCCTCCGGGTCCGTGCCGAGCTCGACCCGTCGAACCCCGTCGTGACTGAGCTGCGTTCGGCGATGAACCGGGGCGATCTGGACGAGATGTCGTTCGGGTTCCGGGTGCTGCGCGACGCATGGTCTGCTGACTACTCCGAACGCACGATCAGCGAAGTGAAGCTGTTCGACGTGTCGCTCGTGACGTACCCCGCCAACCCCGCCACCGTGGCGATGATGCGGGCCGAAGAACTCCCGGCCGAGGCTCTGCCCGGCCGGTCCCTCGCACTGGCACGCCGCCAGTACGAGGCGCTCAGTTACCGCTGAGCAACACCGCGCCGGTCTTCACGCCGCGCTGCACGCCGGGCCCTGACGGGGCACCACCTGCCGCGCACCTGACGCCCACCCGGTGAACCCACAACCCCACACAGAACCAGGGAGGTTCACCAATGTTGGAGCAGATCCGTTCCCTCATCGCGGCCGCACTCGAAGAGCGCCTGACCGCAGACCAGTCCATCCAGTCCATCCTCGCAACCGTCGAAACCGAAGGTCGCGCCGACCTGAACGCCGACGAAAACGCGTCGTTCGACGAGAAGCGCGCCGAGCTCGACGTGATCGACGTCCGCATCGACGAGCTGCGCCAGCGTGAAGAGAAGCTGTCCGACCTCGACGAGCGTCGCAGCGAGGCGGCCGTGGCGCTCGAGCAGTTCACTCGCAACGCCCCAGCAGTGGTCGTGCGTTCCGAGGAGCGCACCTACCGTGCCGACGGTGAACACGACTTCCTGCAGGACGCGTTCCGGGCGAAGTTTCATCACGACAGTCGGGCCGCCGAGCGTGTCGAGCGTGCCCGCAGCGAAGCTCTGTCGGAGTACCGGTCGACGACCGGGAACTTCGGTGGGCTCGTCGTGCCGCAGTTCCTCACCTCTCAGTTCGCTGAGAACCTGCGGTCCGGTCGCCCGTTCCTGAACAACGTGACTGCGGTCCCGTTGCCCGAGGCCGGCATGACCATGACCATCCCCCGTGGCACCACCGGCACCACCGTGGCGGCACAGACCACACAGAACACCGCCGTGTCCAACACCACCTACGTGGCGGCCGACCTCAACGTTCCGGTGCGTACCTTCGCCGGTCAGCAGGTCGTGTCCCGTCAGGCAGTGGAGCGTGGCACCGGTATCGGTCAGATCATCATGTCCGACCTGTACTCCGACTACGCGACCAAGGTCAACATCTCGGCGATCTCCGGTGACGGTTCCGCCGGCGGCCACTTCGGCGTTCTCAACACGACGTCGGTGCAGACCGCGGCGTGGGCCGGCACGACTGGCGCTTCGCTGGTGTCGTCGATCCACAACGCGCTCGGCAAGATCAACGCCGGCCGCTTCATGGCCGCCGACCTCGTCGTGATGCACCCGAGGCGCTGGGCGTGGCTGTGCTCACAGTCCGACTCCTCGGGCCGTCCGCTCGTGGAGATCACCGGCTACTCCGGCGACAACGTCATCGGTGCCGGTGCCGCTTCCGGCTACGGCATCATGGGTTCCGTCGCTGGTGTCCCCGTCGTGACCGACGCCGGTGTCCCGATCGGTCTCGGTGTGAGCACCGACGAGGACCGGATCATCGTCACCCGTCGTGCGGACAACCTGTTCATGGAGGACGCGGCCGCTCCGGTCGGGTTCAACTTCGAAGAGGTGCTGGGCGACTCGCTCGGTATCCGCATGGTGGTCTTCGGCTACAGCGCCTTCACCGCCGGCCGTTTCCCCGTGGGCACCTGTGTCATCTCGGGAACCGGTTTCAAGCAGGTCCTCAGCTGAGCTGAGTGGAGTACGCGGGGGCCCGGGGCTGACGGCACCTGGGTCCCCGCTCTGCCGTCACCCGCCGTCTGGAGCAACATGGACGACCATCCAGGTCGCGTCCTGCTCGCGTTCCCGAGCACCGGACACGACATCTCTACGCGTTTCCTGCGGTCACTGTGGGAGTTGGACGTGTTCGACCGTGAACGCGCTGTCATGGTGTGGGAACACGCCGGCGCACCCGAGTCACCGAACCCGCTCGACCTCCGGCTGCTGCACAACTACGTGGCGATCGAAGCGACAGCGAACCTCGCCAAGGCCCGCAACCGGCTGGTCGACGAGTTCCTCCACAACGACGACTACGCCGAATGCGAGTGGCTCTGGTTCTGCGACACCGACATGGTGTTCCCGCCGGAGACGTTGCACCGGATGATCGCTCGGGCGATGCAGTGTGACATCAAGATCCTCGGGGCGTTGTGCGTGATCGTCACCTCTGATGGTCCGGTCCCGACGCTGTTCATCGACCACCCGGACACGATCACGCAAGTGTTGTTGGACTGGGAACCCGATCAGGTCGGGGAGGTCGCAGCGACCGGTACCGGATGCATCCTGATTCACCGCAGCGTTCTCACTGACCTGTTCGACAAGTCCGGCGGATCGAAGAACTGCTGGTTCAACTTCGATGTTCGCACCGGTGAGAACGGCGCAGAGTGGGCGCTCGGCGAGGACGTGTCGTTCTGTCTCCGTGCCCGTGAAGCGGGACACAAGGTGTACGTCGACACGACGATGCACGTCGGGCACCACAAGGGCCCGAAGGTGTGGTGGCCGACGGAGACGAAGACTGCTCCGGCGCAGATCGATGACCGTGGCCGCACCGAGGACACGAATGCTCGGGCCTGACGCCTCCCGCTACATCCTCGCCGGCGCCGGTCATCGCGTCGCCCGCCCATTCAACCTCCGCTGGCTACTCCCGGCGGTATGCCGGCAGGTTCCACGCCGCTGGTGGATCGTCTGGTACGCATCGTGGCCGGTGGCTGCCGGTGGGCTCGCCTGGTGGGGCTACGAAGCCGGTCTGGAACCTGCCCGCTGGGTTGCGTTACCGGTGCTGGTCCTCGCTCTGGCGGGCGTGTGGGGGCCGCACGTTGTGCGCCCCGTCGGGGTCGACCTGCCAGGTCTAGCCGTCGCTGCGGTTGCTGTGGCGGCACTCGAGGCCGGCTGGTGGCCGCTTGCCCTGATCCTGATCCTGGTAGCAGCGTCGGTGAAGGAATCGATGCCGGTGTGGGCAGCGTTGTGGGCGTGGCACCCACTGCTTCTCGTGGGCCTGGTGGTGCCGCTGGTCGTGTCGTTCATCCGCCGACCGGAGATCGACGAGGTCACAGCCCAGCCGGTTCTGTTAGCGGTCCATGACCACCCGATCCGCACAGCGTTCGAACATCGCAACGGACACTGGCGGGACGCCTGGTGGATGGTCGCCCCGTGGGGCGCCTGCCTCGCCGCCCTGTACGCCCCGAGTGTCCGTGTAGGTGCCGTGATCGCCGCCGCTTACGCCCAACTGTTCGTCGCCACAGACACCGTCAGACTGCTCCACACGGCCGCAGGGCCGGCGTTGGCGTTCGCTGCGGTGCAGGTGTTCCCGATCGAATGGCTCGCTCTCATCTGCGCTCTCCACGTCGTGTGGTGGCGTCACCCGGTCGTGACGCAGTGATCGACCTGACGGTCGTCACGGCAACGATCGCAGAACGCCGGCCGATGCTCGCCGAGCTCACCCAGTCGCTCGCGCTACAGACTGTCCGTCCGAAGTGGCTGGTCTCCACGGACCACGACCGGCACGGCCCGGCCAAGATCATCAACACCCTCGCCGCCCAGGTCGACACCGCTTGGCTGTTCCGCTGCGATGACGACGACCTGTTCGACCGTGACCACTTCGCCACCATCGCCGAGTACCTCGGCGCCGGGTTCGACATTGTCTACACGTGGCCGAGAGTTGACCCGCCCGGGTGGATCGGTGAACAAGGCCTACAGGTCGTGTTCCCGATGGATCGTCTCGCAGACATCAACTGGATCACCTCTGCCGCCGCTGTCCGCACCGACCTCTGGCGAGAGTTGGGCGGGTACCGCGATGTGCACAACGAAGACCACGACCTGTGGCAGCGGGCCCACGCTGCCGGCGCACGGTTCCTGTGTGTGCCGCAAGTGACTTGGACGTACCGGCTGGGCGACTGGCCGCATCTCTCGCAACCGGAGGCTGACGATGGCGAATGAGTACATCTCCGCCAGCGATGCGGCGACCCACCTCGGGCTGACAGCCACCTCTGCGGTCGCCGATTCGCTCGAGTTGGTCGTCGAAGCTGTATCCCGGCAGATTGACGGGCACTGTCAACGCCACTTCTGGCAGACCGCTGCTGGCACCGCCCGCCACTTCACCGCAGCAGACGCCTACGTCGTGCACTTCGGTCCGTTCAACGACCTCGTTTCGGCATCAGCTGTTACGGAGAACGGCGCAGCGGTCACCGCCTACCGGCTCGAACCTCGCAACACCGCCGGCCCCGAGACACGCCCGTTCACATCGATGCGTCGCACTGATGGCACATGGGAGATGTCGGTCGACTCGGATCTGTCCGAGGTCACCGTCACCGGTGTGTGGGGTTGGTCTGCTGTGCCTGCTGCTGTCCAGCAGGCGGCACGGCTCCAGGTTGCCCGTGTTCACAAACGCATCGACGCTCCGTTCGGTGTCGCCGGGTTCGGGGACATGGGAGCGATACGCGTGGTCCCGTTCGACCACGACGTGCAGCAGCTCCTCGCCCCGTATGTGATCCACGGCGGGTTCGCGTGACAGTCGCCGAGATGCGAGCCGGGTTCCGAATCCGTCTCGGTTCGGCGTTGTCGAATGTGCACGTCTACCCATCGCCGCCCGACACCGTGAACGCTCCCGCCGTGGTGGTTGGTTCCGTGAAGCGTTCAGGGCGCGAGACGTTCGATCCGACGAACAAGGTCAGCGTCGAGCTGCTGTGCGTCGTGTCTCGCCGGTCGACAGACCAGTACGCCACCCTCGACGCGATGTGTGAGCCGTCGGGTTCGCTGTCGATCCAGGCGGCGATCGAGGCTGACGGCACCCTCGGCGGCAACGTCTCCGATGTCACTGTTGTCGAAGTTGAACAGGCCGGCGCCGTCGACATCGACGGCGTGTCGTACTACGCAGCGGTCATCACCGCCGAAGTGTGGCTGTAGTGGGCACCTCGAAGACGCCGATGGAACTCGCTGACAAGTTCCAGGTGATGTCCAAGTTGATCCCCGGGGCGAACACGGACGCCGTGGCCGCTTCGGCGCTGGTCTACAAGAACGGGGTGCTGGCCGCTGCCCGCTCCGATGTCGGCGGCGATCTGCGGATGAGCTGGTCCGGCCGCAACCT